ACGATATATCCCTTTTTAGAATCTATCCTATCTATAGATGCTGTAAAATTGGGCTGAGTCTTTTTAGTTGGAATATAAAGATCTACTCCAGAAAAAACGCATTTTTTATTCTGCTCTGCAAAAATAGCCCAGAGTTCGCTCGTTGAAATTGTAAACTCTAAACCTCTTTCTTCTGCTCCTCTTTTAAATTTACCCCAGAACCACTCTGGAACATCTTCAAAAGTTTGAGCATATTTTGGATTAAATTCATTATCACTACATCCACAAGATGGAGTTATTTTTAATCTTGAACTTCTAATGGTAAATATTTTGCCACACTTACACTGAGCAACCCAAGTTTTTTCTCCTGCATCAGAGATTTTATCCAAAGCAAGAATCTTGAAACCATCGAAGGTTCTACCTGTTAAATCAACTGTTCTTTGCTTTTTTTTACCATAGTCTATATTATTCCTTAAACAATACCTCTGAATAACGTCATGACGAAAACCTTTTTGTTTTGCTATGGCTACAATTCCAATCCCAGACTTTAGTAGTTCTTCAATATCATCCATGTTATCGCGAGCTTTTATTTTTTTATTTGTGTTCATCTGTCCTTCAATTCTCCTATGATTGTACTGCTAATTATTCTATATGAGACTATGCAGTAGAAAGCTATAAATAGTATAAATCCTATTTTGAGATATGTCAAGACCCTGAACTCCCAAATCCATTTTCTCCGCGAGAAGTCTCATTCAAATTATCAACTGCCACAGGGGTGAAGTCTGGAACTTGCTGAACAATCATCTGAGCAATTTTATCTCCGGGTGAGTATACTTGATAATCTTCATCATGATTTACTAACAAGACTTTTACCTCTCCACGATATGGCGAATCAATAACTCCAGCCATTGTATCCAATCCCTTTTTTACCGCATGTCCAGATCTCGGCCAGATCAATCCTACGAAACCCCTTGGTATTGCCATAGAAATGCCCGTAGAAAAGAGTTTACGTTGTCCCGGTGCTAATGTGACTACTTCTTTTTCATCGCAATACAGGTCAAGCCCTGCGTCAAATAGATTTGCCTTATCTGGTAGTTTTGCTGTATTTGTAAGCAGCTTGACTGGTAGCTCATAACTAATAAATGTACTCATAATGTTTTTCCTTTCATTAAACACGATTCGCATCTATAAGACTCACTAAAAACTAATTCTTTTAAAACCTTTTCCTTTTTTCCACATACTTGACATAACATTTCAACTTTGTTTACTTTTCTTTTTTGTTTAGGTGGCGATGGCGGCGTTTTACCTATGAGATCTACTGCTTCCACTCCATCGTCTATAAATTTATTTTCTCTAGCTCCTACAGCTACTGGTATCTTTTTACCATATTTTGTATCAATAGGTGTTTTGTTTTCTACTCTGAATTGCTCAGTAATATTTCTACTGTCAAATAACTGTTTTGGATAAACCTTTTTATTGGTTGTTGTCTGTAAAATTTTATCCTCGACAGTGGGTTGCCCAATATCTAATTCAGGAATAGCGTCTAGCATGTCAAGCCCCATATTAATAAGCTCTACGTCTCCAAGAGCTTTTCCTTTTGCAATAATTTTTTTAGCCTGTTCCTTAAGATCGTTCATAACTTTTATTTCTCCCCATGTTTTCAAAAACCTTCATAGCCGTTTCTATTGATCCAATTGTTGCTTCTCCAGCCAGTATTCTAGCCTCAGCTGTTGTTTTAAGCATTTGCAGCTTTAATCCTGATTTATGATTTCTAATAGCTGAATGATATTTCTCTTCCCATTTTGCATATTTGTCATGGCTAACACCTGTAACAATATACCATATGCCTTGTTCTGCCCAAGCTTTAACAGCTTTCTCTCTTGCTATAATGCTTTTTACATGCATAAGATATTGATTGAGCAAGAAGATTGAGGCTTGATAATCTGGAAATGTCATGGATTTTAATTCTTCGCGAGAATAGTTTAGTATCTTTCCTACTTCGTCTGCCTTATCTCCAAAATCAGTTCCATAGTCTATTTTACTCTCTTTAATCCAATTGTCAATATTGTCATGGAATTTTTTTATCTTATCTTCTAATTCCTCCATATCTTACTTCTCCACTCTTCAATAGATTCGTTATGAAACAGTTCTATTAATTCTAAATTATTTATTTCACACCACTGCTTCTTATCTCTATCTCTGGCCTGAGCTTTATAAAAATCCATTTTACTTTTAAAAAAGAAGTTATTAAACTCTGTGTGTTGTTCGCCATGAACTTCAACAATAAGTTTTCTCATAGGAATAAAAAAATCCGCCTTTAGGGTGGATTTTCTAGTTGATGTCTTTGTCCCCGGCAACACTAACTCTTCTAAAATTCTATCATTAGGATATTTTTCCTTTAATAGTTCTTTAGCTCTGTTGTGTAATCCAGACCTTTTTGACGTATCAACAATATTATTACTTGGAATCCATGAATATTCTTGCTGATCCAATCCTATGATTTTCAATATAACATTTCCTTAACTTTAAGTTCAAGCAAAGCATAAAATTCTGGATGTTCACCAAGATAATTATATACTTTTTCCTGTCCCTGAAGTTTAATCTTTTCACTCTCGATAAAATCTAGATTATACCATGACCCAGCAACTGAAATTAATCCAAGATCAATAGCAATCATAAGAATCTCTTGAACTTTATCAATGCCATGACCAAACCTAATCCAGCTTTCACAGGTCTTATATGGTGATCCAATAGAAGAACATAGCACATCCCATGTTACCTTGAGACCGATAACATTCTTATTCTCTTTAGAAGACCCCGCCGCTTCCCAAGGTGCTACCGTCTTGACTTCCATACGAGTATCTGCTTGGAATTGGATCTTAACGCCGCCATCGGCCATTTTTGACTTGCCATAGCCACTTGTATTAGTAATCATGTGCGTAATAAGAATAATTAAACACTTTTGATTAGGAACTGTTTGCCCTAGCTTCTTAACAAAGTCAGAAAGAATCTTAGGTAGCCCCGGTCTTGTCATTCCACTAATATCCTCATCAAGATCTCGCAAAGGAATAAGTGATGAGATGGAATCAATTACTAGAACACACCCTTCATTTTCTTTTGCAGCTACTAGTTTTCTTGCAATATCAAGAAATGTTTCTGCTGCCAATGGCTCATCACCAGAGCGAATAACCTGAACTTTAGATGGGTCAATCCCCGGAACTTCAAAGTTCATTTCTTTTAAACGACCCTCAACATCAAGATAGATGATCTTACGACCAAGGGCTTGACAATTGGCGATAATCTGCATGGTTGTTGTAGTTTTCCCGACCTTTGGGGGGCCGGACAAGATCATCCAAGAACCCTCTTTAACACCACCACCGAGAGCCAAATCAATAGCAGGACTAATTGATATGGTTTTGTAATTTCTCTTCGTCTCAAGGACTTTATCTCCTGTAGTAACATAGTCGCCGTATTTTTTTATAAATTCTTTATCCATTACAGTTTCAGCCATTTTCAATTTCCTTTAATCTCTGCAATAGTGTCTTGTTTCCAAAAGATTGTCTAGGAGTATAGATAGACTCTTTGACCTCTATTATTTCAATTGTATCATGTTTTGGAGCATTGTCAAGCTCAATCCTAATTCTTTGTAAGGAATTTTTGACATTCCTAGCCCCCAGAGAAATAGTCCTGATGCCTTCCTTGGAATTAACAAATTTCATCATAGCGTCTTCGCCAAATTCTTTGATTAGTTTATTTGCTAATCCGATTTGACGAATGTATATACTTTTCCATTTACCTTTATTCCAAAATTTATAAGGTAATGTCCCAGCTTTTTCATGCTTTGCCTGTCTTTGGCAAATAATCTCAGCTACATATTGAGCAGGAGTGCAAAAATCCCCGGTAGACGGGGATTTATACTTACTTAGTTCTGTTCTACGCTTTGACATTTGCAATCATCTCCGCATATTTTTTTCTTGAAAAACATTAACTTTTCGTTATCTAGTGTTAATAATCTTTCTTCAATATTTTTCTCAAATGCACATTCAGGCCAAAAATATTTTTTAACTAATATTTTATTAGTATCTTGATTTAATAAGCCAAAAGATACAAATTTATACTCTATAGAGCTATCCACCATTAAATCTCTAGACATGCCTCTTACTATAAAAATCCCGTCAAGCCCATTTTGATCTTCGAATACTGTTTCTTCCCTTGCCCCAATTGCTAAAACTATTACTTTATTAATATTTAAATTATTATTAACGCAATAGATTCTTAAACGTGTCCAAGGATCTTTTTCATGTTCAGTAGAGTTAAAATCTGACCATACTTCTGTACCATCAGATAAAATGCATTTCCATAGTATATTTTGTTGATCAATTAATTTTCTTATATGTGCGTTATATGCTTTACAAATCATTGATCTTCCCTGATTTTATGAATGCAAGATTTAATACGAGAAGGCATAACATTTTTTCTTTTGCTATGACTTTCATCTGCCATCATTGACGCTTCTTTTGTCATGGCAATAAATGTAGTGTCTTTTTTCTTAGCAAACATGTCAAATGTCTTAGGCTTTTGAACTACTTCTTCCACCACTTCTGGTTCAATTTTTGGTTTCTTTTTTGCCATATTAATATCCTTTATTGATAAATGATCTTCTAGCTGAAATTAGATACACTTCTCTTCTTGTAGATAAATATTTAGAATAATTATCAAATATTTCGTTATCTACCTTTTTAAACTGGAAATCGAAAGCTTTTGCTTTATTCATGTCTATTCCGTATGGATCAAATAATTGACCCCTGCCATGCTTGATATAATATACAACTGAATGCGATTCATTTGTCTCAGATGGAATTTTCACTATCTTTGCAACAGCTTTTTTTTCATCACATAAGTTATATGCTTTATCATAAAAATATGTGGTATTATCTTGCTGTTGTAAGATGCCCATACTATTCAGTTCTTCTTCTGTCGCATTTTTTATTACCATTATTTTACAAGTCTTTCTAATCGTTCTTTTATATTTTTAACACAATCCCATTTATCAAATCCATGAATGCTGACCTGTCCTTGTTTAGCAATATAATTACCCATAAATAAGTCCGAGCAATCGATCACTTGAGGATCTATACTGCCATCTGGCAATACTCTGTGTACTAAAATATTGAAATTAACTATAGCTACGTGAGGAGCTGTATTTCTTTTTTCTCTATCTAGCATTATAATTTTCCTGTTTCTATATATTTAATCTTCTTTTCTTCTGACAGCGAAGCTATTTTACGAACTTCTGCCATTTTTTCCTGATCTTTGATTCTCTTGAAGATACCATCTTCTGTCATTTTTTTATGGAGTTGCTCTTTGCCCATTTTTTTAGCGTTTGCTTCAGCTAGTTGTCCAATCGTCTTTATTTCCCCTTTATTCATTATAGCGGGAATCCCGTCTAAAACAACTGATAAAGTTTCAAAATTGCAAGATGGGCATAATTTTCTAATTGGCTCTTTAATGCTGTGAAAAGTCTCAAAATCCTCTGGACAATTTGAGCATTTGTAGTGATATACTGGCATATTATTCCTCTAATAAATATTCATTTGGATCGTATTCTCTATATTCCTCGCCACTCCATATTAAAAAAGTTCTATAACTTTCTCTATATGCAATTCTTTCCTCTTCTGATAATTTAGATTCATCTAATAACATTTCATAAAATTGAATAAAATCTTCATTTATATACAGTGACTGCTGTTTTGTATATGTATTTTCTGCGTCATAATATACTATGGAGCCAATTAAGGCTCCACAAGTTATGACTATTGGTAGTATTTTTTTCATCTATCCTGCTTAAGTCTTTCTAATAATCTTCCGATTATAGGATTTCTCACGATATCCGAGGCGTCTAATTCGCATAGTCCAACGCCACGTAGATCTTCTAGTCTATTCATTACATTTAGTAAACCGTCTCGCATGTTGTATGGTAGATCTGATTGATCGAGGTCTCCATTTACTACTGCACGCGAATGCATTCCTATTCTAGTTAGAAACATTTTTATTTGTTCATATGTTGCGTTTTGAGCTTCATCTAATATCATAAAGCAATGATGGAAATTCCTTCCTCTCATATACTCTAATGGACATAATTCGATTATACCCTGTCCCCTATAATTGTCTGCTAAATTTTTCCCAATATATTGATTGATTTCTTCTAACACTGGCATAAGATAAGGCTCTATTTTTTCATCTTTATTACCGGGCAAGAATCCTAATCCTCTGCCAGCTTCAATCGCTGGTCTGGCTATAATGATTCTTTCTACTTTATTATTCAATAACCAATCACAAGCAAGTCCCACTGCAACTGACGACTTTCCAGATCCTGCTGGCCCCGTACATACAGTGATGTCATTTTCTACCATAGATACTATATAATCCCGCTGATTTTCGCTCTTTGGTTGCAGAGTTTTTCTATTTGAAGTTAGTCTCTGAACGTCTCTGTCTGTGACTCTTCTAACTCTTTTTTTGTTTGACATATTTTTACTCTCTTGTTATTTTAAATTGATTTTTTGAATTTTTATAAGTGTAGGTATAAGTAGAATAGTTTGTATTTTCTGCATCTCCTCCATTTCTATTAATTGAAGTTAAAATATTTCCAGAGCCTAAGTCGTAAGAGAATCCTCCAGCGCTAATTTTAATTACTCTATCTGCCAGTCCTGTTTCACCAGAATAATAATCGTCAATTATATTATATGTTGTTTTATCATACTCATTTTCTAATTGAGAATATCCTAGATCTAAAACATTAAAAGAGCATGTTATATCTAATGGAAACTGTATGAATTTATGCTTGTATGATGTCATTTGTCCATGGAAAGGCAATTCCCCCCAACTTATTGACATGGATATGTCTACCGATTTTAAAACTCTATTCGTTTCCATTTTCAATATACCAGATAACTCAGAAGGGAATTGACATTCAGATATATTAAAATCCTTACGAGTTTTTACTATTCCAGTTCTATTTCCTGTTGTCATTCCACCCGATCCACTGGCAAACATATGCGTAAACATTCCAATATTTTCAGAAAATTTTCCGTCCGATGAGAATGAATAATTTAACGATCTCAGTAAACATTTCTCAAACACTAAAGATGTTCCACTCGGCTCAACGACTGTAGAGTCTTTTCCCCCGATAATTGTTTCAATTTTATAAGATTTTGCGTTTTCCCATGTTGACAAACCATAGTATTCTAATATTCCAGAAGATCCAGTAATTAATAGAGGCTCTGTATTATTGCTCAAAGCTCGTCTTATTGAAATATCCGCTACTGGCTTTTTTCTAAAAGTTCTTGCTGAATCGGGTAATCCATAAGAAACTAAATTATTAGAATCTTGCTGTATATCAATAGATAAAGATTGTACCCCCGGAAGAAAAGTCTCTTCCAAGAGTACAGCCTGTACATTATACCTAACTAATGTTAAATCATTCATTATGTCAATTCGCAATTTCCAGAAACGCACGCCATCGCTTGTTCTAATTGAGTATCATCATATTGTTCTTCTACAATTGTGTAATCCACTTCTTTGTACTCGCGTTTTAATTCAGTCCAAAGTTTAAAATTATAAACATCTTTCATGCAGTATGTAAGCTCTTTAATATCGCTATTAAAATATTTATCTGCGAATCTTTTACATCTTTCAACCCAATCAACTTTAGCCTTGCCTTTGATTGGACTTCCAAGACCAGAAATGCTATCGCAAGCTGCCCAAAGATTGTCTTCCCATAAAGTTAAAGCGACTTCAATTAATCCACTCACAAACATTACCCCTTCACCATAATGAGAAATCATCTCTGTAGGTAAATACACAGCGGTGAATGGAGCTTGTGGATAATCTTTATCGCCAGTAACTGGAAGCAATGAAATGCCGCAGAAAAATTCTCTATTTGCATAGATAAAATCTTCTACTTCATTCCATTCATCAGGTTTAACATTGATTGTATTACTTACATTATGAGTTAACCAAGGTTTAGTGCAAAGCTCGATATTAGTTCCGGGCAATACCCAGTTCTGTTGTGTTGACTTTACGATCTTAAGCAACTCAATAGCTGTAATCTTATTCTTTGTCTTGCTCCCATCTGGAACTTCAATACAGAAGGCGATTACGTCATCGGTCCTATTGGCCGACCAAACAGATTCTTCGCACGCTCTAGGGTTGATTTTGTTGAAGTGCTGGTATAACGCCTCCACCTTATTCGCCTGTACACGCCTAATGTAGCGTTTAGCATGATGAGGGTGAATACCACTGGCAGTGCCAAGGATACAACTAGCAGTGCCTTCAGGCTTGACACAGGTGACTCTCGCCGCTTGATTAATTCCAATCTTCTTGGCGACAAGTTTGTTTGTTTCTTTTGCAAGCTCTGCCGCCTTTCGTTGAATGTCTGGATTCAAGCAGATTTCTGGCCTTTCCAGCCAGCCAGTTCCTGAGACTCCAAGTAATGCTTCTCTAGCAAAAATCTTCTCGCTAGTTTCGCCTAAGTATGGAAAACTATTAAATCCAGCCTGAAGAGTGCCAATAATAGTTACTGCTTTAACTGCATCATAAAAATCTTGTTCAGTAGTAACTTTAGCACAGTTAACTGTAGAGAGATTACAACCTTGCCATCCACTCTTGCCAGTTTCTACATCCACCGGATACATTCCAATTTCAACACATGGATTAACAATAAAATCTTCATCGTCGGCCCATACAAAACCCGGCTCACCAAATTGCTTAACTGATTGCATTAATTCTGCAAATTGTTTAGGAGTTGTTTTACCCCTTAAAAGAAGTGCCGAGTTATTTGAGCGACCCCGCTGAGGATTATCAGTAAACCAATTGCCAGTTTTAGCTGTAGCCATCTCTTTATCGTCTGGCGAGAAGAGGCAAATGGTAGCACTACGGCGCACTCCGCCACTAATAACAGCATCGGCAGCGTGCATAACAATATCGTATGCTTCGATTGATTGAAGTCTACCATCTCCTCTATTAACTGCATTGTCTAGCACTTTCTTAATATTACCAAGAGCTTTCTTTAGCGGTTCTGCCCCCGGAGCTTTTCCACCTCCAGAAATTCTTGTTCCTTTGGCTCTGATCTTGTCGAAATTAAACTGAACTTCTTTTCCATTGTATTCTGGAAAATCAGTTTCGCCTTCAAAGTATGAGCTGAGCAATACTCCAATTGCATCGCTCCAACCTTCAATTTCATCTGGTACTGTATATTTTACCTTGCCAGATCTTTCTTTCGATAAGTTAGGTAATTTATTAATATGCTTTTTCTGTACTGAAAATCCTACGCCACAACCACAAAGAAGCATATACATACACTCTTGAAAGAATCTAATTCTATCAATGAAAGATACTGTACAATTAAACATACGGGCGTTATGTTTAAAAATAGGATCTCCACCGAACTGCAATGCTCTCTGCGACCCCAATCCCTTCTTTTTGAGCATCATATCATATGCCCAATCAATATCTGCATGTAGCTCTTCACTCTTATCTGCATATTGTTTATGCATCATATTCCTAACCCGGTCAACACTTTCCTTGTATGTTTCTCGTCTTTTCTTATCTGGTAAATATCTTGCATATTTTGCAGAAAACGTGTAATCCTGTAAAGCTTTAATCGACATTATTCTTTTGCCCTTTTGTTTTTTAATTTGATACTTAGATTACTGAATACACTATATTCAAAATCTACTTCTTTAATTTGTAATCCATTTTCTATTAGGAAATTGATGATCTTAACATCATCTTTGCTCATGGAATAAATAACTCCATGCTTATCTACTATAATTTTTCTAATCCCATTCTGCCATAGTATTTTTGAACAGACAGAACATGGATATCCAGTTACATAAGCTCGTAAGTTTTTTTCTTTTACGATCATATTGGCCAAAGCATTTTGTTCTGCGTGAATCATATAAGGATATTTATATGGGCGTATCATTGGTAGATTCTCGTCCTTTGTATCGGCTGGAAAACCGTTATATCCTATGCTAACGACATGATTATCTTCGTTAACAATAACACAGCCCACTTGCGTTTGAGCGTCATGTGAACGCACAGCGGCTAAGTGGGCCATTGCCATGAAGTATTGATCCCAGTCGGTTCTCATTTTGTAAGATACTCTTTGTGAATCCAAGTTAGTTGTAAAGCCTCATGCTCAGGCCCATAGGCTATTAGTTTATTATAACCTTCTCTTGGCTCAAAGTATGCAAAATATCCAGAAAGTCTTTTATTTGTTTCGGTTCCGGGAACTGATTGTCGATTTAATTTTTGAAGCTTCTCTAAATCTACCGTCTTTAAATTGATCATTATTTAGTCCTGTATTATTCTTCGATTTTCAATAGCAAAACTACATCTTTTTTATCCATTTGTCCCACATATTCAATCTGTTCACTGGAAGGATCTTCATCTGCAAACGATAAGAAGTAAAATTCTTTAATCTCATGTTTAATAAGCTCATGAAGCATTTTAATATTGTAGTCACTCTCTTTAAAAAGCTTGTCTAGTTTACTAGAAAGAGAGAAAGCTAGATACCCCTCTCTCTCATCCAGTAACTGAATACTTGTACAATAATAAAAAACTTTATTTTGCTTGAATCTAAAGAAGCTCAAAATATCATTTGACCAATCAAATTCTTCTTTAATATCAATATTGCCAATTTTAATACTCATTCTTGTCGCTTTCTAAAACTACGGTTATTTTATTGAGTCTGATATCAATGAAGGTCTTGTCGCCAACCTTCCTTACATTGATATTATCCAACACTGCTTTCACTTTGTCAAGGTCTGACTGGGAGAAATTTAGCTGATTCAGCAAAATCTCAACCAACTTATCTTTTAATTCCATTTGAAGCTCCAGCGACAGCAGTCGCCATTCCATTAGACATTGGGATTACTTTTTTTTTAACATCTTCTAAGATTTCATTTCGCTCTACATTGCCATACATTATTTTATCTAGTTTATTTGTATGATCATTTAATATATTTGCATGTACACTAAAATTTGTCACTAGAATTTCATTTTGCTTTTCTAGTATTTCAGTTGTTCTGCTAGAACTATTTTTGAGTTCTGTTACGAGTTCAAAATGCGCATCAACAATAGGTTCGATTTTAACAAAAACTTTTTTACCAAGTTTATAAACTATAAAGCCTGTGATTAACCATAATCCAACTGGAAATCCAGTTTTATTTATAAACTCCCCTAAGTTTGGTAAAATTTCATGCCATGTCATCATAATTCATCTCCTAAAAATAAAGGGGACTGGGAATCCCAATCCCCCTGAGTTTAATTACTTACCAGTAATGGCCGAGTAGTTATATTTATTAGATGAAGTGGCTGGATTATACGTCACGAAGTTATTCAAGATGTATAATTCGCCCGGAATAGCTCTTGTTGGAATAGATGTTGAAGTGCCAAAGTCAGCTGTAGCTGGCACTGCACCAGTTGGATCTGTAATCCATGAAGTTCTCTTCTTAATTTTTGTACCATCTGTATTCCAGCCAGTACGACTGAACTGATTCTTGCGAATCAATGTTGCGCTGTTGTCATAGCTATCCTTAATAAAATAAGGATACTTTGGACCTGTAACTGTATTTGCCATAAACAGCAAGAAAGTCTTGGATACGCCAGCAAGAGTTGTTGCAACTCTAGAGATCAACCAAGTATTTCCTGATCTGCTATTGGAATTGTAAGCGAATGTTCCACCGGAAAGAATTTTAGCGGTGTTGTATGTCTTAGCACCACTCAATTCTCTTGGCCCCGGATAGATTGTTTGATCGACTTGATTTACATCTTTAACTTGAATTGCTTTTGTAACAATTGAAGTAGCGGTAGATAATCCAATAAGTGTACCACCTTGGCGTTGAGCTGTATATGAGCCACCAGTGGTATTTTTTAAATGACTATTTGAGCTTGGAACCATGATAATTCTCCATTTTTATAAAATATAATATCTATTTCCCTATTGTCCGTAATATTTGGTTCCTTTTCCTACTATAGTATACACAATTCACGACACAATTCTATAGCTTTTTTTAATTTTTTTCTTGCAGCTTCTTTTCCATATCCATTAGCTTCACCAATTTCTTTATTCGTCATTCTATAATAGAATTTTTGAATAATAACCTGATGCAATTCAGCGTTTTTACTTTGTAGATCGTTTAAAATATCCCTAACTTCTTCTTTTGCTTTGTTATCATACGATAATACTGAATGAAAATTATCTATGATTTGAACATTTTTAAATTCTTTAGCCTTCTTTTTGTACACTCTTCTACTATTATTTTGTATGCTTCTATATAAATAAGATGAGAATTTTACATTTTTTGCACTATTATATTTCCCTAGACAATCCCACAATGTATTCATCATTATTGACTTAATCTCATCTTTATTACACACGCCATTTAAATTTTCTCTACATACTTTATGTAAAATTTTAGAATAATATTCATTATTCAATGCCTCTTGAAATTTTTCTTTACTTACAGACTGCATTTTCAATGTCCTTTCTTACAGAACTAAAATTAAACATTTTTCCTACGCCTACGCAAAATGTATATCTACTCATTATCTTCAACGCTTCAACTCCATGAATAATTTTTATCCTGTCGGATATTTTCATAGTTATATCAAAATTGGTAAATCCCATCCAACAATCCCATCTATCGGAAGGCTTTAAAATTGAATCTGCTGGAACTGACCCAAAAGGAGTTTGTATAATACTAGCTCTAAAATCTCCTATGATTGGTCCTAGCATACTTTCCATTTGAGTTAACTGATTTTCATCTATTTCATCATCCGCATTTCCCATTATAGAGTCCATTGAACTTATTTCAATTAAATCCTTTTCTTTTTCATTCCAGTTTTCCCATGCTATTTTTTTCATTGATTTAATATCACCTCCGTTGGATCTATTACTAGCATAGAAGGGCTATTAAGAGATTTATATGTTTTAGAGAATAATGAGAAATTCTTTGAGCCGTTAGGCTCATTTTTTGACTGTTCTTTTAGTTGACTTTCTATAATAGTATCAAAATTTCCATTGTTCACTTGATGTAGCAGAGTAGCAAAATTCTTTATATCTTCTGGCGTGTTTCCCCAAGACGCTTCAAAGGCTATCTCTCCATCGTCATCTAAACAGAATATGATAAAAGATTTTGGGCGAAATTCTTCTTCTTCTATTTCATTTGCGCCATCAGATTTTTTCTGCATAATAATTATCCGTAATTAGTGACATGAAATCATTTGTATTTACAAATAGGCCGTCTTTATTGCAATTATTCATGTATATTGCATTAGACACATATAATAATTCTATGTGTGTATTAACTTTTCTACATCCTGCAAGAGTAACCATAGCCCAATTGTAATCTATTTTTAAAAATTCAGAAAATATTTGATGAAGACAATCTTCTAAATTATGATGACTAGCCATTAAAGATCTTGTTATGATTTTATTTTCATTATCTAATAGTATTTTATAGTAATCTTTGCTAGTTTGATCTTTAGATTTATCTGCAAACACTGGAATTAGTGATATGGATATATTATACTTCGGCGTCATTTTTATTTTCTCTCATTTTATTTATTAAGTTTAAACATTCTGTATATTTTTTATATTCTTCAAAATTAAAAATTATATCATCAATGTCATGCAATTCACTTAATTTATACGAATGTTCATTAACTTTAAAAGTATAATATGATTCTAATACGTTTAGTATCTTATCTAGATTTTGCATTGTTTTCTCCTTTTTGTAATGGGCTTTAGTATATTATACCAAAACCCATTCAAAAGTCAAGTCTAATTTAATAAAATCCAAGCCATTGCTCTCATTTTTTCAGATAGAACTAACTGCTCTTCCTTAGTTATGATTGCCTCATTTTCTCCAAGCGTAGATAGTATGATTTTATACATTCTATCCCCTAAAGGCTTATATTTGTTGCTAAGTCTATTGTTAAATGTTAGTTTAGCAGATTCCACATAAAAATTTTCAAATGATATGGATGTTATATTTTCATAAGTGGGCAACCTTTTGCCAATTTCATTATGAAAGATAGCAATAATTTCTCTATCAAAAACTTCATCTGGTCCTGATATAATAGATTTTACATCTTTTAATTCATCATATAGTTTATCATTAGGTTTTTGCAAATCTAATAATTCGTTGTAATTAGTTGATGGTATTGTAACTTTATTAATATTAATTGCTGAAATTTTATCACTAAAAAATCCAATCAATATAAAAACAATTCCTAAATATATTCTAGGTTTCATATTATTTATCCACTTTAATTAACATTGGGAAAATTTCATCTAGTTTTATAACAGCTTCCGATAGATTGTTTTCTTCACATGCATCCTTTAGGACTTGCCACTTTTGCACAATTTCAACTAAATTGTCCTTTGTATTGACTGGAGTCGGCGATGGTGCTGGTGTTGGAATAATATTTGGAATGTCTATTTCGCTAGCTTTTTTTTCTAGTCTTTTAAGAAGAGACGAGAAATCAAAAGATGATAGAATTAAAACAATACCAAGACCTAAAAAAATTATTTGAGTTGTACTCATTGTGATACCTCTGTCTTTCTAACTGAATCGCCAACAATCCAGCTTGCACACAACAAAACGATATTTTGAATTTGCTCTGAATTTAGGGTAGTAATTCCTAGACTTTCTGTTGTTACAGCTAAGACGCCAGCTACCGCAACCCAGAACCTGCGAGATTGTAACAATGCTTGAATTTTAGTTTGCATTTTTTGCCTCCTGAACGATTGATTGAAAATTTTCCGATGTTATTTTTTTTGACTCTGCCAATATAAGATCCTGCACTTGTGGTCTTAAATGGGCATACTCTTTTGGAAGTTTATCTTTTATAGCTTTACGTAATAGAATTTTGTCTAATGGGCCGGGATTTTTAACCCGATCTTCTAGACTTCTTCCGAATACATTGCATTTCATTAGCAGTTGAAGAACTCCAATAATGATTGATCCAATAATTACAATTAGACCAAAATCAAAAGAGTAGTTGTTCTCGCCATCCTCTATATTTGAGGCTATTTCTTTTGCTAGTTCATCTACACTCATGGGTTCACCTGAATATATTGCACTTGGGGTTGTACTTGAAGTTGTACTTGGGGTTGAGTTGTCTGAATTGGCGGCTCTTCTTTTGGTTTACATTTACAAACGCCACCATCTTTTGAGCATTGACATTTGAGCTTATTGCCATCTGCCTGAACTATTTCGCCAGTCCCATTACATTTACACGCGATTTCAGGGGCTGGAGGAGCTGGCTTTGGTACATTTTCCTTTTTAATATTTTTCTTTTCTGTAGTATCTAAAATACTATTAACTCTCTCAACTTCTTTTTTAAGATCTGATTGAATATCTCTAGATCCATATACTTGAGATTGTTCCTCGGCTATATTATATTCACTATAGCTATAGCCAATAATTAATCCAAGTCCAAGAACTGCTATGCTTTTTAAATTCATGCGAAAATCTCCTTCACTCTTGTCCAATCCATCTTTCGTTTAAAGCCATTGAAGTTGCTATAGGCAAATGTTGCTCCAGCACCGATCATACCTTCAGCAACCTTTTGTCTAACCCAGAAACTTCCATCAGGTTGTTCATACCATTTAGGGCCACTATTCCAAAGACCCCAGCTATTCCCAACTAGAAATAGCATTTCATTAAATCTCTCATAAGTGTCATCACATGCAATTAATGCCATTGCGTGCGCCCAACTACCTTGAGGTTCAGCTATTCCATTCTTATCTCTGTGAGAAGAGAATCCATAGCTAGAGCAAACAGACAAAGCGTATCCGTTAGCTAATAGATCTCTAGCTTGTTCGATGCTATTTACACTTGTTACTGTAGCAATTTTATGTTCTGCACATTCTTTTACAACTGGCTCAGGAACGCCTTTTCCACCCCAGTTCATTCCTATTTTAGCGTTGTATGTCGATAAGTCAATACCAAGTGTTTCATATTTTTGACGAAGTAAAAATCCACCCGTCACACTCACGAATCTTGCGGCTTGTGAACAGTGCATTCCTTGACCACTAAAGCCCCTAGAACCGTAGATTGGTTCAGTAGCACCTCTAGCCACAAAAGATTCTTTCTCTTTTCCGTATAGAATCTCGTAAGCTCTAGTGATGTCTACAGCGTTGCGTGTTGCATGACTAACACAGTCACCAGTGGTTTGAGCTTCATCCCCTCCAAAAGAAGGAAAGAAATATTGAATTGCTTTATATGGTAAAGAAAGAACACCTTTTCCTGTCCCATACAATTGATCGCCAACATTTCCAAATAGTGGACGTGGTAATTCATGCATAAGTTTAGCCATGTCAACTGGATCGCACACTGCGCCTTGCAATCCGTTGTTGTACTGTTCTAAAAGCTCTTCTGGACTATTAAATTCCATTTAAGATCTCCCTTGCCGTATTTTCCCAAGAGAATTTGATAGCAGTTTCAATACCTGCTAAGTTTAGTTCTAGTTCACTGTCTTGTTTTAATCTATGAGTTTCTCTCATGTGATTTATAATTTGATCTTCTTGTCTTTTGCCAAGTTCAGCCCATTCGCCCTGACCGTGAAACCATATTCCATCTTGAGCTGATACTAATTTATCTGTTTCTACGATATAAGAGTTATTTCTATTCGTGAATTCTGTATGACCAGAATAATCAGTTGTAATTACATGCTTACCACATGAAAGAAGTTCTAATAATTCTAGATTCCAACCTTCAGCACGAACTGGAAATACTCCAACATCAACTTGTCTCATAATATTATACACATCCCGATGATATTTTTGCCTTGGAATGAATCTAATTTTATTAGCGATTGGGGATTGCTTATAATAATTGATCCAATCGTTATTTTTCTCGCCTAAGAATGGATTTTCGCACATCATCCAAAGTTCCACATTATCTTCTTTATTAAAAGCCTTGTCAAAGCACTGCCTAATAATATCATGGCCCTTGCGAATTTCCCACTTCCCACAATTAAAGAAAATGGTAGGCTTTCTTCTTACGTTATTATTTTCATTAAAGATTGATCTATCAATACCCAAAGGTATAACTTTTGGAGTTGTACCTATTTGATCTTCGACAATATCTTTTGCCCATTTAGAACATACGACAAGCTGGTGACACGCTTTCATACTCATCTTTTCTTCTTTTGTGAATTGATTAAGTTCAAAAATCGGAAATCCAACCTTCTCTCCTCTGCCCACAGATTCATGTAGTCCATTTTGATGCCAAATTTTAAGGCATGGCTGAGACCATTTTAGATTTTCATCCTTATTCCTCCAATCAAATTGGGATAATTCTTCATATAGCTCTGGTTCTGGTTGACCAACTGGAAAGATTGTCAAGTTATCGCCAAGTTGTTTAGCTAATTGTTTTGCTATATTAAATCCAACTTGACCATATCCAAGACTATTTATAGGGCATTGTAAAAACATTAATAACTCTCCCAAAGTTTAATTATATTATCTGGAAAATATAGATCTTTAATAGCATTATCTAAATTTTCAATAGTTTGTCCAGCGAGACCTGTTCCTAGTGGAGTTAATAAGAAGACAAGATCATCATTTTTCTGTGCGTATTTCATAAGAACTTCAAGTTGAACTCTGATAAAATCCCATCCGATAAATCCAGTTCGTAAGTCTTTAGTTATTATAGCATAAGTTTGCCCCTGACGCCCGCTATTCTTTCCATATTCTGCACCCCAAGCCATTGCAGCTTTAGCTGCTCCAGCACCATGCCTACCTTCAGTATTACTACCAAATACAAATATCTCGTTCTGTAATAAGAATTCTACCATTATTTTCTCCAAAAAAAAGAGTCGCCCAAAAGGACGACTCATATTTATTAACTTTTGTTATATCAATAAGAATCGGCTGAGATAACTTCGTTGCCAGCTCGCGTGATCAAAGCTCTGACAATCGCTGCATTTGTTGTATCTTTAACAAACCTTACAGATCCATCTGTCATTGCCATGTTAGCTCCACCGGGATGCCATGAGAAGATCTCATTATTTGGGCCGCAGTCATGGATGCCCCAGTCATTAGCACCACAGCTTGGTTTGCCAAATCCACCTGTCTTATTGTTGTTGATAACATTTGAAACGCCAGCGGCGTTGTCAGGATCGCCCCATCTCCATGAGCGACGAGCGCCCTGAACGTAAGGAGCGGGAGCATTCAAGTCAGGAGCGTAATCGGTTGTTGGGGAAGCGTAGTTTCCAACACCTTGCATCTTTGGGCTACGACCAGTGTCTTCATAAAACATAGCAGTGTTAGATGTGCCATCTGTCGTTGCGCCAATCGTTGCTCCCCCCTTATTAATATCGACTGTTCCATCCAAAACTTTTGCTGGGTCGATTTGATAAATCTTACTAGAGGAGCATACTGTACATCCATACGCTTTATAAGCAGATGTGCCGTAAGCGTTGCCAGTCAATGATCCGGGAGCTGGCGTTGGCCCAACATAACCAGCTTGCCACTTTGTAGTACCATCGGGCATGATCTCAGTATAAGGAGCTGTTGCATAGTCAATACAACCAAATCCAATACTATCGCGTCCGTTCTGTCTATCACTTTCAAGTGCGTTTGTTGGACACAAGAATGTGTTAATCACTGTTGCACTTGCAGTTACATTACCAGAGAAATTATATGGCAGTTGCAAGTTAAGCTGATTATAAACATTACCCTGTTCAATACTCCCAAGGATCATTGTGAATGCACTATGATAATCCTGCGTCTTATAAGTTGTGCTGCCAACTGTTACATTATGCTCTCCAGAACGTGGAAATGTACCTTGTGCGTTTTCAAAATTATGAGCCGACAAACCTAACTGTTTGAGGTTGTTTGTGCATTGCGCTCGCCTAGCTGCTTCTCTAGCTGACTGCACCGCTGGCAGTAATAAGCTGATTAATACAGCAATTACGGCTATGACAACTAACAGTTCAATGAGTGTAAATCCACGACGATTAGCATTTTGTGTTTTGATCATTTTTATTTTTCTCTCAAGTGTTTAAAGAAGAAGGACACCAACGTGATGTCCTTCGTACTCAATTATTATAACCGACCCCAACCCCATTGTCAAGTTAAGATTCCATGAAGATTGAGTTTTCATTTTCTTAACATATTATACCTAGCAAAAAATACTGGAATAAATTTTACAACATTATTAGCTTGTAGATCTCCTATAAATCTCCCATCCGCTCCATAGTCCGATGGATGCCATCGAACATCTCCAATTATCTTTGACCTCATTAAAAAACAAGCAGTGTCTATGTTGCCTTCTGTGCATCCCTTATGGGTTCCAGATAACATCCTGTAGTCTTGATTGAATACATAGATATCAGTCGTTGGATCTATATAATTAAAAAGTCCCATAAAATCTTCATGGATTAGATTATCATCA